GCTAGCAGTATTAAGTTCTTTATTATCTTTATCAGACATATTAAGACTCCTTTAATAGTTGGTTTGCATACTGCTCTGGAGTTATATTAAGACGCTTTGCGAGGGCGACTTGACTCTGAGTCAGATGGATTTTGCGAGGTGGTTTACCGCTATTCCTCGTGGCGGGTGCAACAGGATTCATTACCTGTCGTTTTGGGGTTTCCGCAACTACTTCTGTTTCACTAGAAGCTACATTTTGGACACCGAAAAAATTTGGATATTCATTATGCATATACTTATCTACTTCTGCATAATATTGTTGAGAATCTTTTTCAGGTAATATACCTTTATTACGAAGTCTCTTATCAATAGTTAAAGCATAAGAGGTCATTTCTTGGTGTTCTGGTACTGTACTCATAAACCAAGGATTTTTGTTTGACCAATTATCCATATCTGGGTCAGATTGTTTTTGAATCTGAGGTTGTTCTTGTGCTGGCTCTACATATTGTGATGCTATTTGTTGTTGCATCTGTTGTGCATAAGTGCCAGCTTGTTGTTCAGCTAAAGTTGCTTGTGCTAATTCAGCTTGTGATGCAGCCATTATATCAGCATCGCCTTCTTCATATGCTTTTTTAAATTTTTGTTGTGCGTTATATTTTGCCCATTGAGCATTATTAAGTGCTTGTTGGTTTAAAACATCTCCACCTTGGGTAACTACACTTTGTAATCTTTCATTCTCTGACATTAAATTCTTTAATACCTTTGTAGCTTCCTGAGACTCTCTTAGAGCCTGTTCTTTAGCTCTACGCTCTTCATGGTATTCATATTTAATTTTGCTTATTCTATCGCCAGCTCTTTTACTGTAGTCTGAAATTTCTTTATCAACTGTATCATCATCAACAGGTGCTTCATTTGTTTCTACTTTTGCTGGTCTTATATCTTCTGGAGGTCTTTCATCAACAATTTCTACTTCTACTTCACTTACAGGTGATGTATTTATTTCACTTGCTACACCAAAGAATTTATCTTCTGAAGATTGATTTGAAACTGGTTCTGCGTTTGTATCAATTACTTGTTCAATACTCTCATTCATGCTCTAACTACTCCTGTTGGGTCATCGACTACTGCTTCTACAGTATCATCGTTAATTAAACGAAACTCTTTACCATACATTTTCATGCGAGTGCCTGAATAAGCTCTAAATATTACCCAATCTCCTTCTTTGCACCAAGGTCCTGTTGGGAACCTTTTTTCATCACCATAAGCTTCTGTTCCTAGTTTAAGAACAAATCCACAAATGTTTGAGGTTTCTTCATCGACCACTGTTTGTGTAGCTTTAATGATTCCGCCATCTGTCTTTTCTTGAGCTTGTGGCATTGCAACTAGTATCTTCCAACCTTTAGGTTGAGGTAATTGACTTTTAACTTCGTCACTAACCTCTGGTTTTTTAACACTGTCTGGTTTTGGTATATTTACTTTTTTTTCAGTCATATATTTTGCACGACTTTAAGGTGTCGAGTTCCTATTTTTGTATGTGTTGTTCTTTCCAATCAAGAACTTCACGCTCTGCGAGGGCTAATCCCTCTATGACTCCTGTCATTCTTTTATATTCAGGAAAGTCTTTACAACTTCCTGTAGAGATATGGTCAGAACATTCATTCATCTGCTGTCTTAATCTTTTAACTAAAAAAGTAGAAAGTGATTGCTCATTGATATCATTATTCATTCAGATTGATATCTTTGACTAAATCTTTAGCAATGTCAAGACCTAATTTGTAATCTTGTGTAGATTGTTTTTCTTTATCTGCTTCTTTGCTTAGCAAATCGCTAGCAATACGCTGTCCTACATTAAGACCAGTTGCTTCTTGTTGAGCTTTTATTCTAGCTTCTTCTAATTCTTTATTAGTTTTTAGTCTAGCAGCATCAATCATTATTTTAGATTCATCTATTTGTTGCTTGTTTCTAACTTGAGTTTCTTTAATCTCTAGTTCTTTTTGTTTAGCTAGTATAATTGGGTCTTGTGCTTGCTCTTGTATTCTAGCTTGCTCTGCTTGTGCAGCATTTGTAGAAGCTACTCGTTTAGCTGCTTCAGCAACTAATGTAGATATACGCTTCTCTACATCTGCTGGTAGAGGTTCTCCTACTGGAGGTAACTCTATACCCATTTCTCTTTCAACTTGGTCCCTAAACTGTAATGCAAGATGTTGCATAATATAATCTGAACCAGCACTTTGTATAACTTGAGCATTTGGACTCTGTTGTACTTTTGCTTGTATGCTTGGGTCTTGCTGTGCAGAAGTAAGTGTTTGTATATGAGCTTCATGGTCTTGGAACTCATATGCTTGTACTGGCTTACCAGTAATAATATTTTGTACTGCTGTAACTGGGTCAACTGCTGGCACATCTTCTTGTGGAGGTACAATAGTATCTACATCTTTAATACCTAATACTTCAAGCATTTGTCTATGTAGCTGTGCTAAGTCATATAACTGCGGTGCTTGTTGTGCTAATTGCATTGCAGCTTGATATTGCATAATTCTTTGAGCCATTGTTGCTGCATTTGGGTCAGATACTGGAAGTACATCTACTCTACTATCAAAGTCTTGTACTTTTATTTGCTGACCTTCTTCTACTTCATAAGGATAATTAGGTTCTGTAAAGTCCTTAATTACATTTACAAGTATTTCAAATTCTCTTTTCATAGAAGCATGGAGTCTTGCTTGAACAGCACTCATTACTTTCATGTTTCTTTCTAGCAATGCTAGAGTTGTTCCAACAGGTGCCTGACTATTCATGTCAGATGTTTTCATCTCGGCTATGCTTGCAAACTTTTTGCCTTCTTCTACTATGTTTTGTAATAGTGAGAATAATGTAGGCGAAGGTTCTTTATAGGGTAAGAATGTAATATTGTCTCTAATAGCACCACCTGGTACATCTACGTCTCTAAACTCACCTGGCATAATAGGACTGTCATCGCCTTTAATACGTAGACCTCTAGCCTTCAAACCACCTGGCAGATTGCTTAAAGTACCTGCATCTACTAATTGCCTTAGTATAGATGTAGCTGATTTAGCTAATCCACCAATCATATGTATTAAACCAAAACCATAAAAACCTAATCCTGGTAAATATTGATAGTGAACAAAGTGCATCCTTCTTAATTTAGCTACATCATCTTCGTAATAGTTTCTTCTTATACTTAGAATAATGCCTGAAGGACTATCTATTGTTACTACATAAGGTAATGCAATACCTGTATCTTCGCCATTTGCATCTTTATCTTCAAACCCTTTAAGGTCTAAATCTACTTGCATTTCTAATATAGTATGGCGTGTATCGTAGCTATAACTCTCTGATTCACCAGTCATTTCATTATATTTCTTAGTAATGTCTGATGATGATGGGCTTGCATCTGGCAATTCTATGTCTCTGTAAAAACCACTAACTTGCATCTTTCTAATATCGTTAGCCGATTTCTTCATTACATGAGTAGCTCTTTCACAAGTTTCTAAATCACTTGCACCATAATTAACAACGACATCTTCTGCTGGTACAAATATACCACTTGGTCTGTTAAGTGTTGGGTCAAAGTAAACTTTTCTAAATGCTGAACCAGCTAAAGGCAAAGAAAATAACATCTTCTCTGTCTCTCCACGATATTCAGTCATTTCATAGGTAAGCAAATAGTTTAGATAATCTTGAACTCTTTGACTTTGTTTTTCTTTTGTTGAATCTATTGGTCCTACTATCTTTGTTCTTACTGGACCTGCTGCTGGAAATATCTCTGATATTGCCTGCGATTGAAATTTAATTACTGCTTCACTAAGCATTGGATGGAATACGCCACAAGCTCCTGCCCAAGGTGTAGTTCTATCTTCAATCTTTAATCCTAACTGGTCTAAACCTTTTACATAAGTTTCTTCCCAATCAGCTCTTGAATCTCTATCTGAATTAAAAGCATTTAATAATTCATTACCTATAGAATTAAGTTCATCATCATCTAAATATTCTACAAGGTTTGAATCAAAACTTTCTGCTTGCATTTCGTTTGCACTAGGGTCAAAGTCAACAATCATTCCACCATCTTCGGTTTCTGTTGTTAATGCATTTTGTATTTCAATATCTAAGCCTTCTTCTGGCTCCATCTCTACTAAGCCATCTATTGGCGTAGCAGGTTCGTATTGTTTGTCTATAGCCAATGTAATCTCCTAGTAATAATCTGCTTTACGATTGTGTTCTATTGGCTCATCTTCTTCATCAGAATCTAGAGGAACAAAACCGCCTTGTCTAAATCTTAACAGAGCTTGCGTACTGCTATCAACTAAATCGTCATGTTCCATGTTAGGGAAACCAGCAAACTCTTCTACAACTTCTTCTGCCCATCTTGTTTCTGGTGCCCAAACAATGCCTGAAGCAAACAAATCAGATACAGCATTTACCCTAGATATTTTATCATTACCACGACTCGGTGTATATTCCTGTACTGGTATGCCTGTTTGTCTAAGTTCAAAGATTAAAGGTAAGCCTGCTGCTTTAGCCTCTACAATGAACGCATCTGGTTTATAGGCGTTATACTTCTCAAAAGCCATTTTCTTTAAATCTGGGAACTCTAGACGCTCCTTATAGGCATCTAAGAGTATAAGATTGGGTGCCACAAAACCATCATCATTTTCTTTGTAGAAAACTCCCCATGTAGTACAAGCTGAATAGTCAGCTCTTTGGGTTTTCAAAAAGGCTGTGTCCCATGATTGAATAATGAACTCACAGTCAGGGGGATTTCTTCCATCCCATACTTGCCACCATTCTCTTTTAACAAGAGCACCTTCTTCAGAAGTAGGGTCTTGTTGATACTGAGCCATCCACTTTGAACTAGGCAATTCAGCCTTCAAAGCTTCCAACTCTTCTAACTTCCAGAAAGCATCCCACAAAGGCTTACCAGAAGGTAAGATTGCAGGTAGTTCTATAACTTCCCATTGGTCGGCTCCGCCACGTTTGACACTAGCATCCACAACTTGACCAGTTAAATCTTTATTATGCCATCTTGTCATTACTACAACGATTGCACCATTAGGCTGTAAACGCTGTCTTGGACCAGATGTATACCATTCATAGGTACGATTAAATACATTTATGTCTGAACTTGCACCTTCTTGTTCAGAGTGCGGGTCATCAATGATAAGTAAGTCAGCACCTTTACCAGTAACTGCACCACCTACACCGATAGCAAAATATTCACCGCCTTTGTTCGTGTTCCAACGACCCGCAGCTTTGGAATCCGACTGCAAACTAACATTCGGGAATATTTTCTTATAATCTTTACTTCCTACAAGGTTTCTAACCTTCCTACCAAAACCCACCGCTAATTCTGCGGTATGTGCTGTCTGTATTATCTTCTTTTCAGGTCTGCTTCCCAGAAACCATGCAGGTAATAGGTAAGACGCAAACTCGGATTTGGTATGTCTAGGTGGCATATTGATGATGAGACGCTTTAAATCACCATTGGCTACCCTTTCAAAGGCATCCGCCATAACTTGATGATGGGGACCATGGATAAAAGCACTCCAAACTTCTTTAACAAACGCCATATAGTCTGTAGCACATTTCTCTCTGGACTTGGCATCTTCTAATTCATCTAATAAACCTAACAATTCCCTTTTCTCATCTAAAGAAAGGTTTTGTACTTGGTTTAATATTTGGTTACTCATACATCTCCTATACTAGATAGTAAGTATGTACTTCCTAAAATTAAAAACTTACTAAGTTCCTACCACTAAGTGGCACTTAATAAGTAAATACTTTACAAGTAGGTACCTACTAGATGTAAATCACGCTAGATTTTAACATAATTGCACATCTTCACAGGAAAAACAACCATTTTTGTAAAATAATGGGGGGGGTCTAGGGACCCTAGGGTCTTTCCTAGAGAAATTATATATTACATCTGTACAAAACGCTATCAAAATGCAATATATAGGGGGGGTCTATGAAAATGAGTAATATCCTGTGCATATCACTATGTATATAAGATAGTAGGAGTCCCGCACACACAAAAGGGGGGAGGGGGTCTATTAATAGTGGCGGAATCCAAACACAATATGTAGTGGTTCAACGATCATCTGGGAATACTAGATGTTGTGTTTCACCCTATATATAGTGCATGGACATATCGCACCACATACAGCACACACATAGCCTATGTGTTGCCCTATTAGATAGTTGGTTGTTGGTTGTCTATTGGTTGCTTAGTAATGCTTCGATACGTTCTTCAATATCACGTTCAACTTCATCACTTGTCCTTGCTTCTTTAGTCTCTACTACATCACTAAATAGACTGACTGACTTGCCTAGTAATTCTAAGGCTCTAATCCTAGCTGAGTCTGAATTAGATTGTTTTGATTCACGATATAACTGGTCTATGACATAGTTTCTTGTTCTAAGGCTACTAGCAACTGCTGACTGCTCTTTACGTTCAATAGCCCTTTGTATGCTTATTGCTATCTTAGGGTTCGCTACAAGCTTGCTTGCTTCCACTTCTACCCATTTAGGTATCTTCCCTTGCTTGGTTAAAGTGACATCGTATACCTTTGCATATGCTTCCTTATAACTACCCAACTTGCCCTTGATGATTTCATCCACAAACTGGCGTTGCTTAATAGTAAGTTCTACTTCTTTTTTAACTACACTTAGACTTGGTTTTTTTGTATCGCTCATATGATAAATATTAAACCAACTGGATTGATTTTGTAATGCTCACATACTGCTATCAAATAAGATGTACTGGTAAATGTTTACTTTGATGTTCTCTAGCCTTATACTGTTCTCAACAAAGACCAAAACGATTATGTCTCTAAACTGTAGCTACCGCCCAACTGGGTACTCTAAAGGTTTAAAGGTAAGGTTCTAGAAGTAGGATGCGAAGTAAGGTTCTTTAAGAAGTTCGTATCTGAATCCGCCAATGAAAGTGGCTAGTTTGAGAGAGTGTAAAACCAAGTGACAAGGTGATGAAGCAAGACTCATAAATCTCTAAGAGGATTGTATCTAATGGCTATGTGAAATGCATAGTTCTGAATATGAAGTAAGAGGTATAAAAGATTGATATACGAAACTTAGAGGACTACTCCAATAGTCTGTGAATTAACACACTGATGAGAATCCTAATTATGGGGTTCAAGAAACTAACTTAATCTATGGAGGATTAAATTATGAGTATTATAAAACTTGAAAGCATACATAGTGCATTACAAGAACTGCAACAGGAGTTTAATATTCCTGATAACCATGAGCATTTAGAAAACGCTTTTAAATTTACAGAAGATTTAAGAGAAGATTACTACAAAGGGGGAAATGATGAATAAATGTGAATGTTGCGGAACTAGTGTTGCATATGAAGATGATGGATTATGCGATGGATGTTTAGAACTTCAACATATGGAAGAATAAACCAACTGATGAGCCT